GCGCTGGCGTAGGGGTCGATCTCCGAGAAGGAGACGGTTCGCCAGCCGGCACGTTCAAGCCCAAGGTCAAGTCCTCCGACCCCGGAGAAGAACGAGGCGTGCGTCGGCTCATGCACGCCGCGCTCCAGCACGCCACATCGCCCGGTGCACGGCCTCGGCCAGCTCGACCCGGCCCGGCGGCTGGTCAGCCCACAGGCGGGTCAGTTGCTTGCGGAGGCGGCGCCGGCACTCGCCCTCCGAGCTGCACATCCAGGACAGCGGGGCACCGTGGATGTCAGTCGCGTAGGGCAGGTAGTTCTTCCAGCCAAAGCGACCACAGAACTCGCACAGCCGGCGGCCCGGCTTCTCGCGCGCCTCCTGGACGTGGAGATCGAGGAACATAACCTCCTGCTCCAGCCCATCAGCCGGGGTGACCTCGTGAGGCATCATGACTGCATCGCCTTCGGCAGGCGCAGCCGGAAGGTGACGGGCCGGACAGCTGGCCGCCACTTACTCGGGCCGTGATCGAAGTCACGCGTCCAGCGGATCGCCGCTACCGGCAGCGGCGCCGAGAGGATGCCGCCGCGCGGATACCAAACCGTGTCACCGACCTGAGCCTTGCGATAGCCCGCCCGGTGAATCGCGCGGGCTAGGGCGCAGGCATCCGGGCTCTGACGACGGCCGAGCCTGATGTCACGCTCGGTAATCGAGACCTCGATGTGCGTCCTCATGACTCCAGCTCCTCCGCAAGGGCCCGCAGCTTCCGCGCGATGCCCAGATGCCGGCGCGACGGTCCCGCGGCTCCTGGGGCGGCGGAGAGGCTCTCAGCGGGAATCCCGGTGAGGGTGGCGAGGCCGGAGAGGTAGCGTCGGGCCATATCGTCGCTGACCTCCTCAGCGTGCTCCAGTTGCGAGACCCGAGTGTGGTAGACGCCCATCTCGTCGGCGAGGTCCTTGGCCTTGATCCGGTGCGCCGCCCGGAGCAGAAAGAGCTGGTGGCCGGCGGTCATGGCTTCTCCTCGCCGTACTTGCAGAATAGGTCATCCATGCCCCTGATCGTATCGAGCAGCTTCCGCGTCGAGCGTCGGGTCAGGAAGAGCAGGACTGATGGGTTGCTGCCGACCTGGAGCGACGCGTAGGTGGAGTACCGATCCGCCTTGAATGAGCCGCTCACGATCGAGTCATCGCGGGTGTGCAGCTGAATGGTCGCGGTGTCGCCTGGAGGGCTGGCGCCCCACGGCGGCGGGGTATCGCCGACCTGGAGCCCGTCCCAGCTCCGGGTCTGATAGGCGGTCATCCGGTCCAGCCGTCCGGCCAGCCGATATAGGGCGTTGGCGAGCGCGTGTCTCATCGCGGCTTCCTTTCAAAGGTGCGCCAGAGCTCAACGTGGACATCACACAGGTACTCGATGCGGAGGGTTTCCCCGGTGTCGCTGTTCCTGATCCGGGCCTTCATGGTGGCAGGCTCTAGGCAGCCGGGCTCCTGACAGCGGAGCCGATTGACGGTGGCCGGTTGGGTCATGGCAGGTTCCACTCGGTGATCCCATGCCCGAGCTGATTGCCGAGACCGATCGCCAGCCACACGAGCAGGATCACGGCCGCGACCACCAGCCACGGCAGCAGGCTCCTCAGCAGCCCGATCATGACGGCCACCGCCCGGTGAGGGCGATGAGGGCGATGATGATGATGCCCCACCAAATGAAGCCGCTGACGATGAACGCCGCGATCCAGGACAGCGCCTTGACCCACATTCTCCTGACTCCTTTTCACCTGACCCGATTCGACGGGCCTGCGAGGAGGAGGAGCGGTCGCCGCCGCGGGTGCGGCTCCCTGATGCCTCAGGGTGTGGCCCGGAGGCCGAGCTATGGCGGGCTCGGCGCGGACCGATCTTCGTTCCTCCGCCTCGCGGGCCCTTCGACCCGCTTCGTGTCGGCTATGCCTTCAGGCAGAACCGGCACCAATCATCCGGCCCGAGACCCTCGCGGATCAGCGCCTCGGCGACATCGCCGGGGCCCTGGACCTTCTTGCTCTCAGCTGCCCGCTTGACGAATCCGCAGTCCTTCGAGCCGTGGAGGAGGCCTCCGCGAACCGTGATCGTGCGAATGTAGGTGACGGTCCCGGCCGCTAGGGTCCGGGGCGTGGCCGCCGCGACCGGCTTGGAGGGCCGGGTGATCCGGACCTGCCCCTTCGGGAGCTTCGGGCCCTTGTACTGCGGGTGGCTGGGATCGAAGATGGTACCGATCAGCTCCGGCTCCAGCGCCACCTCACCCGAGGCGACCTCGACATCGGCGACGGCCTGGGCGTCACTCGTGGTAGCGCCCTCCGCCTCCAGCTCGGCGACACGATCGGCGTAAGTCTTGGTGCCGTCGCCTTCGGTGACGCTCTGGAGGTCCATCGTCTGAGAGGCCTGGAGCTTCCGGAGTTGGCGGGCGCTGAGCCCGGTGCCCGATGGCTTCAGGACCGTTGCGCCGGTCTTGGCGTCAAGGCCGAGCCGGCCCTTCTTGGCGGCACGCTGGCCGCGCATTGCCGCTGCGATCTTCGCGTTGGCTGTCTTGGTGGTCATCCCGTTCTCCTTTGCCTTCGCCCCGGCTCCTCAGCCGAGGTCAGGAGAGTAACGTAGCGGAGTCGCGCAACCTTGTCAACCCTAATCCGGCAGGAAGTTGCGCGAGTGCAACGGCATTACGGCGGGAGGGGTGAGGGCCAGAGCAGCAGGACGGCGAGGGCGCCCAGAATCGCGAGCAGCAGAGTCAATCTAGCCCGGCGTCGCACGGCGATCCTGACCGCTCCGCCGCTGGCCGGATCGGCGCTCGACGTGATAGCGCCGCACGGCCCGATCCCAGATCACCGCCGCCTGCCCAAAGGTGCGGACATCCAGCTTATTGATGATCGACGTCGCGTGATTCTTGACCGTCTGCTCGCCGAGCTCCAGCTCATGCGCGACCAGCTTGTAGACGCCCCAGCGTATCCAGGAGGCGAGGACGGCCTGCTCGCGGGGCGTGAGCCGGCTGACTCCAGCCTCCACGCGCTTATGGCTCGGGAGGCGTCACCGTCGCGGTCGGCGAATCACCCCCGGTTGCCGTCACGGTCGGGCCGGCCGGCGTCGTCAGAGCTGCGCTGACTCCCGCCGCCGTCGCATCCTTCGACTGCCGGCCCGAGATACGCCCGACCTCGGCCTGGAAGATGGACTGAGCGGTGAGCGTCAGGATGCTCACGATGCCACCCACGATGATCCCGAGGGTGCCGGCGTCAACCGCGGCGAGGTTCGGATCGGCCAGATTCTTCAGCAGCCGGTCGAGGAAGATGAAGCCGCCGCCCAGGACGATCCAAGCGGTGATGAATGTGCCGGCGGTGCGGATGGTATCGCTGTTCATCGTCACCCCTTCTTGGCTGAGAGGGCTTGCTTGGACGCCGCGTCAACGCCGGCATTGTAGGCCGCGGTGGTGTCGGCCGGCGGGGTCGCATCGGTCAGCGGAGCTAGGGCGCCCTCCTGGAGGAAGCCGAACATGACCCCGGCATCGGTCCCTCCCAGGCCGCCATACCATCGCTTCGAGACGGGCGACGGATCGCCGTCATCGGCGATGCAGAGCGGGGTAAAGGCGGTGCCCTTCGGATAGAGCTTCAGGGCCTTGGCGCTGTTGAAGCGATCGGCCCGCAGGGTGGCGCCGCCATCAAGGATCACCTTTGTGATCTTGTTGACGACCGACGCGAACTTCGTCGGCGGGATGGGTGTCATATCCTCTCCTGTCTGATCGAGCAGCGGCCACCAATCGAACTCGACCCATACTCCGTTGACCAGCTTGGCCGCGCCCTGGTGCAGATGGCAGGACGAGGCACCGCTCGATCCGCAATGGCTGATGAGGTCGCCCTTCTTGAAGCCCTGCCCGAGCTGAATCCCGCTGAGGTCGGGCATATGGGCGATCCCGAGCCGGATGCTGGTGTCCTTTACCAGCTCGTAGCGCGCTACAAAGGCCCCGTTGCCGGCGTCCTGGAAGGCCTCCTTCCAGACCCCATCCTCCATCGCCAGGATGTCGAACCCACAGGTCTTGTTGCCGATGTCGATGCCCTGATGCGGGGTCAGATGATCGGCGTCAACCTGCCCGAAGGTGGCCGACACCCAGAAGGCGCCGAGCGGCGGCACCTCGCCATGCCCGTAGATGTGGCCGCGGACCGGAGGGCCGAGGAGCATCTAGCGGGACTCCGGCGAGCATTGGAGACAGCGATCCCGTGACGGCTCCAGCAGGAAGGTCAGCTTCCCGCGGCCTGTCTCCAGGCGCATTTCCCGGCCGCACTTCAGCACTACCCGGTCGGCGATCTCGCTTTGGACTAGATGCCACGGGCCGATCCGGCGGGCCCACCAGCCGATGTAGGAATCCATAAGGCTCTCCTCATCTATCACGACCGCGAGTATACGCGTGCCGCGACGGCGCGTAGTGCGATCCTGCAACGCAAAGCCGCAAGATTGTGCGGATTAGGGGTTGACAAGGTTGCGAGCAGGGTCTACGTTACTCTCTGGATGGCCGGACTCCACCCAGGAGGCGGCAGACCTGAAGCCTGAGGAGGCATCAGATGACCCACCCCGAGCCGAAGGCGCCCCAGCCGTGGGGCTCGCTTCACAGTACGCATTCCGGCATCGAGCGGGATTGGTGCGCGAACTGCCGCGACGAGCCGCAGCTGGCCCTCGATCAGCCGAAGGAAACCCCCGGCGATTGGTATGACCGCCAGCCGGTCGGAACGGATACGGGCGACTGATGAAGATGATGCCGGGCCAGGAGCCCTATGCCTCAGCCGAGGAGGAGCAGCTCGCGCAGCTCGTCCGGGACGCCGCGGAGGGTGATCCTGGAGAGGACGCCGAGCTCGACGCGATCGCCGAGTGGAAGGCCTACCGTGACGCCGAGGAGGTCCGCGATGGCCGGTAAGAAACGCCCGGCCCTGACCCCGAAGCGGCCGTGGCAGCGGCTCGTCCCAGCCGAGAAGGTCACGCCCTCCGCGCGCCGGATCGCGGCGACTCGAGCCGAGGCGGCCAGCATGGGCGGTGACCCCGACAAGGCGGAGGAGGGGCTCCGCGCGCCGGCCGAGCTCTGGGTGAATGACCGCTATGTGGTGTCGGTCACGCGCCACCCGGACGGCTGGGTGCGGCTGCTCTCGATCCGGCGTCAGGACCGGCTGCCGGACGTGCCGTGGCGACACCTCCAGCGCATCAAGAATCAGCTGGCCGGTGACGAGGCTGAGGCCCTGGAGCTGTTTCCAGCCGAGAGCCGGCTGGTGGACACCGCCAATCAGCGATGGCTGTGGTGCATCCCGCCGGGCGAGAAGTTCCCGGTCGGGTTCGATGATGGCCGGGTGGTCAGCGGCCCGGAGGAGGCCGCCCGAGTCGGGGCGGTCCAGGCGGCCCTCGATGCCTAAGCACCACGGCAAGATTCCGTCCTCCTGCTACTCCAAGAAGCGCGGCTACGTCGATCGCCAGAAAGCGGTCAAGGCCGGGCGCCTCGCCGAGAAGGTGATTGGCGCCCCGCTGAGGGTCTACCGCTGCTCGTCCTGCGGGCAATACCACCTCACCAAGCAGAAGGAGTTCCGGCCATGAAGCCAACCCGCAAGCAGCTGACCCTGATCTACCTCCAGCGGTTCGCCGGCCAATGGGTGCCGGGCCTGGAGCTGATGAATGCCGAGGTCGGCGGGATCAGGGCCGGCGCGCGCATCTTCGAGCTCCGCCGCGAGGGCTGGCCGATCGAGGAGCGGCGTGACCCCCAGCATCGCTCCGCCGTGTCACAGTACCGCCTCAGCCGCCCGGCGCAGTTGGACCTCAGCTTGTAGCTTTCCGCGGCTCCTGGGCCGCCTCAGCGGCTCGCAGGCGGCTTGCCGCCACCCTTCCGGGCGAATAGGAAGGCGCTCACCGAGGCGATGACCTGGAAGCCCATCACGAACCCGAACGCCAGCCCGAGCCACCGCGTATCGGCCGTGCGCGTGATCGAGAGCAGGAGCAGGGCATCAAGGCCGATCCACGCGACGGTCCCAACCACGATCGTCTGGATGTGAAGGATCGAGGTCCGCCTGAATAGCGGCCAGACCCAGATGAGAGTGAGCGCCCAGAACACCAGGGCGGTCGCAGCGCCGATGCCGGTGACGAGCCTCAGGAAGGGCTCCACGGTTTACTTGTCCCTCCCGTTCCGGAAGAGGGCGACTCCCTCAGCCACGAACAGCCCGGCGATCATGCCGCCGACCAGCGTATAGAACGCGGGCTCGGCATGGTAGCTCCGGTCCAGGATGCCGGTCCCGACCACGACGATCAGCAGCAGAAGCAGCACGGCGACCGTCCATCGCCGCAGCTGGGCGAATGAGTCGCCTCCCCCCGAGGAGCTCACAGTCGCAGCCCGAGGAGCCAATCCACGGTGTCGCGGAAGTAGAGGCCGACATAGAAGCCGAGCCCGAACGCCAGCATGATGACCAGCGGATGTTCGAGCATCAGTTGATCCGGTGAATCCAGAAGTGCGAGATCGCGGCCCAGGTGATCGAGCCCGAGTGATTGACCTTGACCTCGACGTAATCGCCAGCGGTCAGATCGACGTCACCGGATAGGTTGATCTGCTTATCGGTCGTGTCGTTCGAGTAGCGGAAGTCGGCGAGGCCGATGTCGGTCGAGCCGTTCTTCTGGACGTAGAGGCCATAGTTGCCGGCCGCCCCGGCGCTGGTCTTGCCGAAGGCGCCGACGTGGTACTTCGCCGTGGTCGGCACGGTCAGGCGGCTATTGCTGCCGCCGGTCGTGTGATACCCATCGGTATCGTAGTCCTCCGTGTCGAAGATGAGCGCCGAGTTGGAGGCCCTTGACTGAGTCGTGGAATGCGTGACGCGCGCGCCGCTGAAGGCGCTGCCCCCGGCCCCGAACGGGCCGATCACCGCCGCCGCGTCGTCAATCAGGTACAGCCCGCCCGCCTTGGTATAGAGCCGCCAGAAGCCGGAGGCCGGAGTCGAGGGATCGCTGCCCTGCTCATCGAATAGGACGCTGGGGAACTCGTTATCTGAGGCCTTCATGGTCAGCTCCTATCCGATCCGATGAATCCAGGCCCGGCAGGCCGTGTCCCAAGTCGTCGTGCCGGCCGAGGCGCACTTCACGGTGATGATGTCACCAGCGGTCAGCAGCGCGTCACACTGTACCGTGAGCTGCACCCCGCCCGCGGCGAGAGCCGCCGAATCCTGTTGCGCCACCGGCAGGTCAGCGCCGTTGTTCTGGAGGTAGAGGATGTACTTGCCGGCGGTGATGGTGCCGTTGCTCTTGATGAAGGCGCCGACCGCGTACTTGCCGGTGGCCGGGACCACGAGGTTGCCGGTATTGCTCCCGGTGTCGTGATAGGCGTCGGTGTCGTAGTCCTCCTGGTCCCACAGGAAGGTCGTATTGGTGGCCCGGCTCTGGGTGGCCGAGTTCTTGACCTTGGCCCCCGAGAAGCCGGCGAAGGCGGTCGGCATCGCGTGCTTGTGGTCGGTCATGGCCGCGGCCGGGCCCGAGCCGGTCGCAGCTGCGTCACCGAAGGCCTGGGTCGAGGGCGTGCCCGCGCCCGTCGCGTGGACGTGATCGCTCTTGCTCGGCGTGGTGGCCGAGCCGCCGGCCGAGGTGCCGATGGCGGCGGCGGTCGTGCCCAGGGCGGGGAGGCCGTGCTTGTGGTCGTTCTTGCTGGCGGTGGCGTCCGAGCCGCCGGCCGCCGAGTCTCCGAGCGCCTGGGTCGAGGGCGTCGTGCCGAGCGCGACGTGAGTCGAGCCCGCATGAGTGGCATCCACGGTCGGGCTGGCCCACGTCCCGCCGAGCTCCCCACCCGGAGAGGTGCCGACCACGATCTCAGCTGACAGCCCCGCCTGCGCGGAGCCGGTCAGATAGTCAGCCCCGGTCGGAGCTCCGGTTCCTGACGGGACGGCGTAGCTCTGATCGTCACGCAGGAACTTCGTCCCATCCGGTGTGCCGGAGCCGAGGTTGGCGGTCGGCACCCGCTCGTTCGCATCGAGCGGGGCGTAGTTGCGCTTGGCGGTCATGTGACCTCCCCGTACAGCCAGTCATCGCCGGCCTCATTGAGCAGCGGATCGGGCGGGTTGCTGATGCCATCGGACATCAGGACCTCCCAATGGCTGGTAACGGCGATGTCCGAGTTCACCCACTCGGCACCATCGAAGATGAGGCCCTGCCCGGTGCTGGGTGCGGTGAGCGTCACGTCGCTCAGGTCATCCAGGGCGGACACGGAGCCATAGAAGAGGGCGTCCCGCAGACCGAGCACCTGATCGAGGTTATTGGCCTGATATGACCGGGCGCCGTAGGTCCAGGCGTTGTTGAACGGGGTCGTCTCGTCCACGCCGTAGTCAGTGATCGACTGATAGGCCTTGATGACCTTCGGCGCCTTGGCCTGGGCGCTGGCGAGGCTGGCGAGGGTGGAGGAGTCCCAGCTCAGCCACTCCACGTTATCGTCGGTCTCGGAGCCGCTGACGCTTTGATTGACGAGGACGGTCAGGCTGCCGTCCACCCCCTTGACGGTAGCCGCATCGGCGAGGGTCGAGACCTCGATGATGGTGCGGGCCGTCCATCCGGCGTCCACGATCGCCTGGGCCAGATCGGCCGGCGAGCCACCCTTTAGCTCGATCGTGAGCAGACAGCCATATTGCTCGATCGCCTGGATGATGTCGGCCAGCGTGGAGAGCCCGATGCTGGAGCCGTGGCGGCCAGCGTCATAGCCGTAGCCGGCGTCATAGGCGTAGCCCGCGAGGGTCGCGTCGGTCTTGCCGCTGATCGCCCCGGAGGAGGCCGTCACCCGATCCACGGTCGTATCGTGGCTGCCCCAGAAGGTGCCGTCCGAACTCTGCACGGCATCCCAGCCGACGATCTCGGCACCCTTGTAGGCCGCCTGCCGGAGTGCCTCCATCGAGTCCTCGGGGAAGGAGTCGGCGGAGCCGATGTCGCCGCGGTGAGCGGCGATCGGGAAGCGATGGGCCGACAGGATGTCGGCCACGGTCACGCCGCTGTTGCCGCTGCCGCCGCCGCCGAGCTCGGCGAAGGTCAGGGCATCTACCCCGAGCTCGATCGGATCGTCGGTGGTGCAGATGAATACCTTGTTGCCGTTGGCGGTGCCCTCACTGACGAATACGGCGGCGCCGTTCGCATCCCCATCGGCATCGAAGTCCGCGGCCCGCGCCGGGGCGCCCGATGAGGCCACGACATAGATGCCGTTGTCCTCGCCGGCCGCCTGATCCTGGAGAAGGATGCGATCGCCAGCGGCCAGCGTCACTCCGTCGATCGAATCCCCGGCATTGAAGGAGGAGGCGAGGGTGCCGGGCGCCGTGGTGGCGGCGCGCGCCGGCCGCTTCCAGGAGAAGCCGATGGTGGCGTCCAGCTCGGCCATCGTGGCGATCAGCTGGAGCACCCTCGGGTCATCGCTCCGCATCGCGAAGGGGCTGACGCCGGGATCGAGCAGGCAATAGGCCGAGTTGGCGATGGCCGTGCCCGCCTCGTCCAGACGGGCCATGTACTTCCAGCCGCCGAGCTTGGAGTGGAAGTTGACGACGACGAACTCGCAGAGGGCCGGGGTAGTAAAGGCGAAGGTGATCGAGGCGGCGGTGTGGTTGCCGAGCTCGCCGAAGTTGCGGGTCTCGGAGCTGATGAGGGCCATCCCGGCGGTGTAGTAGTCGAGCGTGATCCGGTACTCGTGCCCCGTCGTGCAGAGGTCAACGTGAAGGGTATAGGAGGTCTCCGGGTCCACGGCGAGAGCATCAGCATCCCCGCCGCTGGCGCCCATCGAGTGCCAATCGGAGCCGCCGCAGCTCGGGGAGCTGACCGGATAACTGCCGGGCCACGCGCCGTCGCTGTTAGCGACGATCTCGGTCGGGTCGAGATCAGCTTGGCAGACCGGCGCGAAGCTCACCCCGCAGGAGCAGGGAGCGCCGACGCCGCCGACTTGGAACTGCCGATCCGGCAGGCTCGAGTAAATGCTCCCGAGCTCGACCCAGGCATCCCAGAGCCCGTTCTCGGCGAGCTCGACCGAGAGGGCGGCAACCCTGATGTCGAGCTCGTCCCAATCCCATTGCCCGGTCCCGGAGTGGAGGGTCGTGAGATCGTCAAGCTGGACGTGCTCCCATGGCAGGTAGCGTCCGGTGGTCGGGCTGTTGCCGAGCTTCATCCGGAGCCGGACGGTATCCCCGGCATCGTCACGCGCGGCGAGCTGGGCCTCGGCGATGGCGGTCGAGGAGCCGGCCGAGGGATCGTCATTGCGATAGCTGCCCTCCCAGACGATGTCGGAACTGCCGGTGATCCAGCTCCAGACGTTGTTGGCGCCGATCAGAATCGCCGACCGCTTGATGAGGGCCGTGATCGAGCGCAGGGCGTCGCTCTTGATGTTGCCGGTGGCGATCGTGCCGGCGCTCGGCGCCTGGAAGCGGATGATGTTGGTACCCCATGCGCCTCCGGTGCGATCGCGCGGGTGATCGGTCGCCATCCAGGCGGAGAGCTCGAAGGTGTCGGGGTCCATGTAGACGTAGAGGCCGGCCTGCATCAGGCGCCGGGTGATCGAGAGCAGCCCCTCACCCACGGCGGCGGTGAACATCCAGCTCGTGCCGTACCCCGGCCAGGGGTTTCCATCCGAGTCATCGGTCTCGGTGAAGGTCATGGTCACGCCGGGGATCGGCGCCTGCGGGCGATCCGGGTCGATCGCCTCATCCACCATCCGATGCAGGATCGCCCCGGCCGGCGAGTAGTACCAATGCCAGGTGTCATCGAAGGGCGTATTGCCGGCCGCGAGGGAGGCGGCGTTATAGGTGGTCTCAGCCGCGATCGCCCGGTCCAGGTAGGAGAGCGCTCCGGCGCCCTTGAAGGTCAGCTGCTTGGTCGAGCGCTCGGTGAGGGCCTCGAAGTCACCCTTCTCCAGGAAGAAGCCGTGGACTACCTGCTCGCCATAGCCTGAGAGGGTCGAGCCGTCAACGACCGCGGTGTTGATCCGCACCACGCGGATGTATTGGAGCCCGGCCGGGTCGATCGAGTCGGCCTCGGTCTCGGTCGCCCGGATCGTGAAGAGCCCCGAGCCGGTGCCGTTCGCCTCGCCGCGGGCGGCGGCCTTCTGGAGCTTCGAGAAGCGGAGGATGCGCGACCCAGCGACCGGATCATCTCGGGGGTAGAGGTCGAAGGCATAACGGATCACGGAACCGCGACCCAATCCGGCGGTGAGTCAACGCACTCAAACCGGACGGTCATGGTCTGACGCTGCCCCGCGATGACCTGATCCTCGATCGAGTTGACCCAGCGCACGCTCAGATGCCGGTAGCCGGAGGCGATCCCATACAGCGGCGAATACACCCGGAGGTCCACCGGAGCGGCCTGTGAGGCGATGAAGATCGTCCGCAGGGCCGTGACAGTGGTGAGGAAGTCCTGCTGAGCTAGGACCTCGGTTACGCCGAAGCCCTGGAGGAGGAGGGCGAGCTCGACATTGCGGCGGTCAGCCAGCCATTGCCCGAACTCCTGCCCGGCCGCCTCGGGGATGATGTCATTGGCGCCGCGGTACTCGGCCGGGCCATAGAAGCCGCTCCTGATCCATGCCGTGATCTTGTGGTTCGAGGGCCGCAGCTCCGTCCCGTTCAGGGTGATTTCCGCCATCTAGCTCAACCTCCCATCCCCGAACGCGCTGAGTCGCTGGAGCTCGTCGATCGCATCGTAGGGTGAGTGGAAGGTGGTCGTCTGCCCGTTGATGACCAGCTGGTAGATGGTGTCGCCGCTGGTGGGTGCGCCAAGTAGCCCTGCGAGCTGCTGAGCCATCGCAGGAGGCGCCGGAGGCGGAGAGAGGGGTCCGAGGGCCACCGAGCCACCAGCGCCCCGGCTGAGGGCGGCCTGGAGCGCCGCGATGGATGCCGCAACGCCATGGGTCCCACCCCGCAGCCCGCCGATCAGCTCCTCCAGGTAGGTCCGCGCGACACCCTCGCCAGCTTCTCGGGAGTGGGTGTAATCCGGCGAGCCGGCGAACCTCATCAGCCGCTCGGCGGTGCTGGTGAAGTCACGCACATAGCCAACCGCTACCTGACCGCCAGCCTTGAGGCCATTGGCATAGGCGATGGCGGCGGCGTATCCATCCGCGTAGGCGTCAGCGGCGGTGATGAAGCCCGCCTTGCTGTCATGCAGGAGTTGGCCTTGGATCGTCAGCAACTTGTCCACCCGAGCCCGCTCGAGTCCTCGGACGTATCCGGCCAGCGCCTCATTGCCCTGCTCCTCCAGGACGTCAGCTAGGTCCAGAAGATCGGTGATGTTGGTGGCAGGCACCGTGCGGATGTAGGTCAGCAGCGCATCGAGGTTGGAGTCAATCCCCGCCTGGAGGGAGGGGTTGACCAGCTGGCCGGCGGCGAGAGCTCCGGGCGCGATGAGGTCGTACTCCTTCAGCCAACCCTTGACCTGCTTAGCTGCCGCTGCTCGAACCCGGCCGTCATCAGAGGTCAGGTTGTCGATGACCACTTGGCTCGCCAGCGCCGATTCCAGGTCCGCTCGGCGCGCCATATCGGGATACGGGCTCTGGAGTGCCAGCCGCAGCGCCTCCAGCTCGTCGGCTAGGTCGGCCGGACCCTTGGCGAGGCTCGTGGCCAGCGCGTCAATGATCGCGTCGCCACTCTTGGCCGCGTCCTCAACCGCCTTCTGGAGGGCCTCATCAACCGGGTCAACGATTCCGGTATCAGCTGCCGGGCCCACCACGAAGGCCCCATCCTCCAGCGTGGCGGCGAGGTCCTCGGGAATCTCCTTGGCTGCGGCGGCCGCGTCAGCTGCGGCTCGGTGAACCTGATCGCGCAGGCGCCCGAACATGGCGCCGCCGGTCTCCGACACATCGCCCATCTGGCCGGACAGCACGGCGATCGCCAGCCCGACATCCCCGGAGGCGTCCTTGATCGCATCGAACGCCTTCTGCGCGTCACCGCCAGCCGCCTCGACCGCCTGTGAGAACTCCTTGGCGTCCACTCCCATCTGGCGCAGGAACAGCGACTTCTGCATATCGCCCATCAGGGCGTTCAGCTCGTGAAGGGTCTTGTTGGCCGCCTTGCCCTCGATCAGCGCATCGAAGAAGTCGCTGATCGGCCCGGCCGCCTGCTCCAGGCCGTAGGTCAGACCGAGTACCGCGCCGAGCGCGACGGTGTTGACCAGCCCGAAGGTCTTCATGGCGCCGATGAGGCGCGGGATGCCGCGCGAGCCGGTCAGGAACCCGACAGCCGAGAAGAGGGCGCCCAGGGCCGACACCAGCTTGCCGACGATCAGCGCGGCCGGGCCCGCCACCGCGACCCAGGCCAGCCATTGCACAATCTGCTTGCGGGTATCCTCATCCAGGGAGCTCCACCACTTCGCCAGCTCGCGCGCATGGGCGGCGACCTCGGCCAGCGTGTCTACCACCAACGGCAGGACGTCGGTCCCGAGCTGGATGGCTGTCACCTGGAGATCGGCCATTGACTGGTCAATGGATCGCTGCGCCCCGGCGGTGGCCTTGTAGCCGTCGTCCAGGTTGCCGAGCGCGGCCTTGGTATCGGCAAAGACCTTGTTCAGTTGCGCCTCGTCCAGGCCGAGCAGGTTGGTGATCCCGCGCAGGGCCCGGATGTTGCCGAAGACCAGCGACGAGGCCTGAGCGTTAGACCCGAACCGCTCGTCCAGGGTCTTCAGGGTCGCCAGCAGGCCCTTCTCGCGGAGCTCCGCGCGCAGGCCGGCCGAGCTGAGGCCGAGCCCGCGCATCGCTTCCTCGGCCTGAGGGGTGGCCTTCAGCAGTGACGAGAATATCTGCACCAGGGAGGTCGAGGCCTCGTCGGCGTTGGTGCCGGAGAGGGTCATGGCGGCCAGGGCGGCGGAGACCTGATCGAAGCTGACCCCGAGTGCAGCGGACAGCGGCACGATGTTGCCGATCACCCCGGCGAAGTCACCGGCCTCCGCCGCGCCATCGCTGACGGCAGCGGTCAGGATGTCGCCGGCCTTGGCGGCCGAGAGGTTCGCGTGCCCGTAGGCGTTCAGGGTCGAGGCGAGGACCTGGGTCACGACCTGAGTGGTACCCATCCCGATCGCGGAGCCCTTGGCGGCGATCTTCAGGACGTCCATCGACTCCGCGGCCGAGAAGCCGGCCGATGCCACGAAGTAGAACGCCTCGGCGAGCTCCTGCGGGCTCTTGCCGACGACCGGGGCCAGCTTCAGCAGCTCCTCCCGGACCCCGCCGATCTCCTCCTGGGTGATGTCGGTCAGGGCCACCACCTGCCGCAGGGCGGAGTCGAAGTCAACGGCGAAGTGAGCCGCGGCTCCGCCGGCCGCGAGGATCGGAAGGGTCAGGTTGGTCAGCATCGAGCGGCCGACCCTCTCCAGGCCGCCGCCGAGGGAGGTCAGGTTGCCGCCCATCTTCGACATCGCGGCCGAGAAGCCGGCCTCGGCCCGCGCGCCGGATGCCTTGACGTCGCTCTCCGCCTTCTGGAGGGCGTTCTTCAGCTTGGTATCGTGAGCGTCGAGCTCGTACCACGCCTCGCCGGCCCGGTTCTGTGACATCAGTGAACCTTCCCGCCGTACTCCGCCAGCACCTCTCGGCGCCGTTGCTCAGCCCGCGCCGGATCGCGCAGAGGGCGCCGATAGTCTGAGGCCTGCTCGTATCGCTTGCCCGCGGGAATCGAGCCCTTAGCGCGGCTCTCCGACGCTGCTACCGACGCCCGGCGCTCGATCCCGGCCAGCACCACGGCCAGCGCCTCATCCAGCAGAAACGCGATGACCGGATCGCCGACGCCGATCAGCGAGCTTGGTCGGACCCTCCAGGCCCTTGCCGTCAGGGCGAGGCTCTTCGCCCGATCCGAGACCACGAAAGGAGCTCCACCCGCCGACCACCCTCTCAGCGGCGTGCTTCGCCTCCTCCTCAACGAGAGCGGTGGCCTCGTCCTCGGTCAGCTCTCCCCGGATGCGGCGCGCCACGATGGTCGCCATGCCGGGGGTGATGTCACGGTTGGCGATCCGCCGCAGCGCCTCCAGGTCTCGATCCGGGATGACATCGGGCACCTGCGCGGGGGTGAGGTTGACCTTCTCCCACGGATCGTCCTTCTGCCGCTTCAGTGCCACGATCATGGTCGCCACCATCGAGTCGTTGAACTGAAACCCCTCCTCGATGATGGCGCGCTGCTCGTCCGGCGTCTTGGCGGCGACCGCCTCCATCGCCTTGCCCGCGTTGCCATCAGCTCCGATCACTTCCTGGACGAGCCGCTCCGGCATCAGGCCACGGCGGGCGAGGCGCTCCAGGGAAGGCAGGCGCAGCTGCGCCCAGAGCCCGGACTGAGGGAGGAGGGTCTCCGCCAGCCCGGACTGCGCCCATTCGGCGACGATCGAGGGCTTGCTCACGAAGCGGGCGAGTACGGGCCCTGCCCGTTCTTGACGGTGGCGGTGATCCCGTTGCCAGCCGCCGGCTGGTAGACCTTGTAGGTCTGGGTGTCCTTCAGCGGATCGCCGTTAGTGTTCGGCTCGTAGCCCGCGAGGGTCTGGAGCGTGACACGCGGCGCCTGGACCCGGATGGAGCGCGCTGGCGATCCCGGCCGGACCCAGCTGAAGTCAAACCCAGCGGCCAACTCGAGCGGGGTGGTGCTCGGCCCGTCACCATCGGTCGGCGACGGATCGCCGTAATGGAACGAGTTGTAGAGCTCCGCGTCCTCGATCGAGTGGGTCAGCTCGGCCGTGATGTCGAGCATCCCCTCGGTGATCGCGCACCCGCCGAGGCTGTCGCCCCGCTGAATCTGCGAGTTGTTGTTGATGGTCAGGACGATCTTCTCGATGCAGCTCACCGCCGCGCCGTCCACCAGGAACACGCCGGACCCGTCATAGTGCATGAAGGGGTCCTCGTCGGTGAAGTCGATGGCGACTACCGAGGCGTACCCGGCCTCATCGTGGTAGACCGGATCGAGGCCGACGATGGTGGCGACCGCCTTCATGGGCTGGCCGGTCTCGGACGTGATGACGAGCTGCTGAATCTTGCAGTCGTCGAACTCCTCCCAGATGAGCCCGCCCAGGCTGCGCCAGAAGGTCATGTAGGGCAGCGACCCCGCATTGACGATGACGTGGGTGAAGGGATCGCCGACTCCGCCGACGCCCTCCGAGCCGAGAGCTCCGAACAGCCAGAGGCCGATGTCGTCCGCGCGGCACGCCATCTCCGGCGAGCCGGCGACATCGACGTAGGCGACCACGGAGCGGTTCCGCAGGCGCGAATCGGTCGTCTCCTCGATGTCAATCACCGAACGGTTGGGCCCGAGCCCGCCGCCTGTGACGGGCGAGCGGACAGTAGGCGGGGTCGCGGGAGCGCCCTGAGCCGACTGCGCGGCGTAGGCGATGTCAGCGATGTTGCCAGCCGGCATGGGTTACTCCTTCTCGGTCTGCTTCTTCGGGGCCGGCCTGAGACCGTACAGGTCCAGAGCCCGCTGCTCGTCCAGGTCCGCGGGCTGGAAGACCCAGCCCTTGCCTGACTTCTTGCCTTGGATGGCTCGGGCGACACCATGTGAATCAGTGAAGCCGATCGAGCTGAGGTCGGGGCTATATCGCGCGGGGAACTCCTCCGACGACACCCGGCTCTCCTCCATTACGGCCCGACCATGTAGTAGCCGCTGACGATGATAGCGATGCCTCGCACCTGGAGCGCGTGAATCCGGTCGTAGTCTATCGCACCCACCAAATGCAACCACGGTCGCGGCTCGTGGTTGGGCCCCTGCGAGCGGTTGGCGTTGATGACCGCCATGTAGTCCTCGGCCTTGTCGGCCATCGCATCCGAGACCGCCCGATCGCGCTGCTTCTCGTCGAGCTCACCGTCATCCGGCGCGAGGTAGAGGACCGTCACCTCGAAGTCCACCCGCTCGCAGGGCGGCCCCTCCGGGGTGTGGAACTCCCGGCCCGAGGGGTAGGCATACAGGGTATTCGGCTCGTACTCGATCGGCGGAGCGCAGCTGCCGTCAATCGTCGGCCGATCCGAGGGGTCCGGCTCCAGCAGGGCCACCAGGGCGTCAATCAGGTCATTCACCAGCGCAGCGCCCTCAGCCGGCGCAGGAAGAAGCCGGGCCACTTCTGCGCGGCATGGGTCAGCCAGCCGTCACCCTTCTGTCGCACCTGCCGCACCGAGTGCCATCGGCCGTCATAGGTCCTGAAGCGCAGGAAGCGGGCCCTGCGAGCCCGGATCACCCCGCCCCGGTTCCGGATGCCCGCATAGGGTAGATCGGACCCCACGCGGGCCCTCAGCGCGCCCTGGAACTGCGAACGGATCGAGCGGCGCAGGGAGCCGGGCGCCGAGGCTCGCCGCCGGAACCCGGTCGAGGCCACCATCGGTGACACATGAGCATTGGCCTTCGCCTGCCGCTCGGTGTCGAATACGGAGAGGACGAAGGCCGAGGGCACGGCCCGCAGGAGGTTCTGCTTGTGGTCAACGTATCTCATCGGCGCTCGGCCAGCTCGACCCAGGCGAAGGCGATGATCGCACCCAGCACCAGCCCGGCCACGAATGGGAAGTACCACTCCGCCATCAGCCGATCCGCAGCCGGGCCGGGAACAGGGAGTTGAGGATGTCACGCCGCTGGGTGGTGTAGTCAGCGAAGGACTCCGCCTCATCCCCGGTCGAGTGTGACTCCCGGCCCTGATACCGCGCGTCGAGCACGACCATCTGGGCCTGAACCCGCTTCCGTGACGGAGTGTTGTCCTTCTGCTGGTAGGTGACGGTCACGCGCCGGCCCCACATGCCGCGGGGATGCTCGGCATCCAGCCAGACCCGCTCCAGCAGCCCGCCGTCAGCCGAGAGGCGATAGTCAGTGGGATCGAGGGTGACATCCTCACTCCAGACCCGCTCAACGATCGAGCTGATCGAGTCCACCGGCCACCGCAGCTGGAGGAGCTGTTGCGGGCGCTGCGGGAAGAACTCCTGGATGATGTCCACCCCGAGCGGCCCCCACCGCTCGTCAATGTCGGCCTCAGCGGCGGCGAGCAGGCTCTCCACCGCTGCATCGGTCAGCTGCACCTTGTGAAGGGCCTTGAACTCCGTCGCCGTCAGCAGGGTCATCCGAGAGCCTCCCGATAGATCGCGCTCAGCCGCTCTACGACTCGAGGTGCTGCATGGAACCGGCGGAAGTGATTCATGCCGCGCCGAGCATACAACCGCCGCGCCTCCTCGGACTCGATCAGCTCGTTCAGCACCTTCAGCAGGGTCTCGGGCTGGGCCTCGGCGAAGGGTAGCTCGCCCCACTCCGCGAGCATCCGCTCCCGCGCGGCCTCGCCCTGGATGCCCGACACGACCGGGATGCCCATGCCGAAGGCCTCGATCGCGTTGTTGCCGTAGCCGTAGAGCAGCTGGTCATAGACGATGTCCGCCCGGCCCTTCCGCGCTAGGCACTCGCGCCACGGCCGGCCCTCGATCAGGTCGAGCTGGATGTCGTGGTGCCGCCCGAGCTCGCGCATGACCTCCAGGAACTCGTAGGTGTGCTTGACCATCCGGGCGGAGGGAGCATGCGCGATCACCAGCGGGCCCTCCTGCGGGCTCCGGAAGCCCTGGAGGAAGGATTCCTCGTATGGAGCCGGCAGCCACCGAACCTCGTCCGGGGCGAGCTCCACGAGATCGAGGGTCGAGGCTACCCCCAGCGCGCCGCGGTGGCGCTGCTCGACCAGGAAGGGCTCCGGCATCCCCCGGAACCGCGAGCCGTGGTACTGAATGAGGAGCCCGCGCGGGCCCTCGCGCTCGGGCTGTCGGCGCCGGTTGCGCTCCAGGCGATGCAGGCCGCCGAAGGAGTTGCGGACGTGGATGAGGTCAGCCGTCAAGTAGGTCTCGATCAGCTCGGCCCGGCGCCAGCTGAGGTCGCTCGGATATTCCATGAAGTTGCCGGAGGAGGCCGCCGATCGGACGGTGATGTCCGGCGAGTGATCCCGGAAGGCCTCCATCAGCCGATAGCCCTGCCCTCCGGTGTCGGCGCCCCAGGCGAGGATGAGGACCTTCATCGGTACGGGATGGTGGCGTAGTCGAACACGGGCGGCGGCAGCCCCGGCTGGTCGTCCTCCTGCCCGGTGAGCTTCAGGACCAGCTCGCGGTCATTGCAGAAGGCGCGGCTGTCGAGAATCTGCTTCTTGGTGCGATGCAGGGTGCGATGCTCGATCTCGTAGGGTGGCGGGAGCGGGCGCTGGAGGACGCAGGGCCGGTTGGGGTCAGGGGCGTGCCACATCCACACCCGCCGCTGGTGCCGCATGGCCGAGTATTGCCAATGCAGCCCCTCGACCCGGAACTCCGGCAAGGCCCTGAACAGGTGGGGAATCTGATACCGCTTGCCGGCCTCGGCGCGGTGCCAGCCGGTCGCCATCCGCTTGCCGGGCGGGGTGTAGAGCTCGGCGGTCATGACATCCACACTCGGTCGCAGCTCGGCCAGCGCCGCGCGCGCCGCCGCTCGATCGCCGGAGATCACCCAATCGGCATCCACTACCGCGATCCAATCGGAGCCGCGCTGCGCCTCGCCCAGGCAGAAGGTGCGCTTCTCGACCTGCCCCGCCCAGAGCTCGGCCGGAGTGTGCACGGAGCACTCGAGCCCCGCCTCCCGCGCGGCGTCCTGGATGGCGAGCGCCTGCTCGGGCGGGCTGGTGATGCTGGCATCCGGGTAGCGCCGGTAGGCGCCGTCTACCGCCACCAGCCGATCCGCGATGGTCGCCATGCCCCGGACGCAGGCGGCGAGGTCCTCCGGCCGCTCGTTGTACCAAATGAGGGCCGCGGTGACGATCATGCCGCCCTCTCATAGATGCTGACCAGCTGCTCGACTACGGCCTGCCCGCCATGCACCTTGCTCACATACTCGAAGCCGAGGCCGGCGACCTCCGCCCGGTACTCCTCGGAATCCACTAACCGCTCCAGCTCCTCGCCGATGCCGCCCTCCTGCGCCAGCGCGAACGGCCAGCGCCCGAAGCGCCGGACCGCCTCCGCGATCGTGGCGGACTGCCCGCCGGCAATGGTAGGAAGCCCCATGCCGGCTGACTCCAGGGCGTTGCACCCATACGACAGCCCGACCTGATCCACGAAGATGTCGCAGGTCGCCTTGTGGCGCAGACAGGTCCGCCACGGCTCGTGCTCGATCAGCACCAGCTCGACGTCCTTGCCCGCCGCCTGGAGGTCATCCACGGCCAGGATCAGCTCGTCGGTGTTCTTGAGCTCGCGGTTGGTCGGCGCGTGCCCGATCCGGAGCCGCCCGCGCGGGCGATAGAACCGGCTGCGGAGCTCCTGGAGGGCCTCGATCGAGTACGGCACCGGCACCCACTCGAACAGGTCGGGCGCCAGCAGGAAGGTGTTCAGGGTGGAGACTACCGGGATCGCCCGCTTCTGCCGGCAGGCGGCCCTCGCCTCCGCCACCGAGCGGAACCGATTGGAGCCGCCCGCGAAGTCACCCTCGCCGTGGAACTCCAGGACGTAGGGCTTACGCGGCAGCCGGGGGAGCGACTTGAAGCCGACCTCGACCCGGCCGGAGGAGGCGAAGTTGTGATGCAGATGCACGACATCCGCCCACTCCCACCACTGCTGGACGCCGCCGACCGACCAGGGGATGTCGGTCGGATAGCCGATGTAGTTGACGGTGGAGACCATCGAGCGGAACTCCCAGCCCGCCGGGGCATAGGCGTCGAAGGCCCGCTTGTTGGCGATGCTCACCCCGCCGGTATCCGCCCCCATGTTGAATGAGAGCACCTTCATCCCGATACCTCCAGACAACGAGAGCCGGGGCCGCCGCTCAGGACGGTCCCGGCTCAGTCTACGCGAGAGGGCTCTTAGCTGGAGAAGTCCAGCTTGCAGAAGGCCGCCGGGCGGAAGACGACGAAGGCGAGGCGCTCCTCGACGATGATCGTCCGGGTGTTCTGCACGAACTGCTTGTCCACGTATCCGACGCGGAGGGAGAGCTCGGTGCGCCGGAAAATCTGAGCTCCCAGCCGAGGCGCCCCGACGATCGCGGTGCCCTGCGGCATCGCGGTCGTGACGATCGTCTGGAGGCCCCACGGCCGCGGATCGCTGGCCCCGATGGCCGGCCCGAGCAGGTAGCCGCCGTTGACATCATCCTTCGAGAGGCGGACGGTCTGCCAATCGAGGGGGTTGATGATGAGGGCGGTCGGGGCGAAGAACGAGGTGGACTGCACCTTGATCATCGCCTTGAAGATCGCGTCCAGCTCCGAGTCCGCCGCCTGCCCCTGGGTCAGCGTGCCAGGGGTGTAGAGCAGACCCTCCAGGTTCGGCGCGGTGCCGTCCCCGGCGACGAGCTGGGTGTCCTCGCGCTGCGCGACGAAGAGCCGAAGCCGTCCGTCGATGTAGCTCTCGGCCGCCGGCACGTCCTCGAAGGACTCCTCAGTCACCGGGAGAGCCGTCGCGATCTTGCGGACCGGGCTCGACTTCTCCTCCAGGCCGATCTCCGACTCGGGCTTGGTGGCGCCCTCCTCGGTCTCCGCGGCCTGATTGTCGGTGGTGGTCTCCTCCATGTAGGGGATCGCGTTCTGCGAGGTCTGCCCCTGCGGGAAGAGCTCCGCGATCGTCGGCGGCTGCTCCGCCGGAGTGATGACCTCCGGCAGGCGGATGGCCTGTGCCTCCCAGCTGGAGGTATCGAACAGGGCCTTCAGGCCATGACGCAGCGCGCCGTGGCCGTACTCCTTGTCGAGGTCGATCTCCAGGACCGGCCCCTCCTTCATGGAGGGCTTGTACTTCAGGAAGGCATCGGACTCCACGAAGAGCTGGCCGATGCTCTTGGTGCCCTTGCGCGGGCCGTCCATCGGCTGCGAGGAGCCGGGGAACATCAGCCCATGCGCCGGCCGCGAGAGGCGCTTCAGCCCCTCCTCATTCTCGGCGATGGCGGCCTCGTCAGCCTTGACGGTGCCCAGCTCATCATCGAGCTTCTTGATCGCGTCGGTGCGGTTGCCGAACTCCTCACGCTCGTCACTCGTCAGGACGAACTTGCCGTCCTTAGTGTGACCGTCGATGAAGGCCTTCAGCTCGCCCCGCTGCGTAATGAGTTTCTCGTTGAGCTCAGCGGATGCGGTTGCCATGGTGTGCTTGGTCTCCTTAGCTGACCGCGACGAGGCTCTCGGCCTCGGATCGCAGCCACTCGTCGAGCAGATCGGAGGCGTCGAGCGCCTTCGGTGTCGGCTCGGTGGACGCGAGGAGCTCCTCGATCGAGCCCCGGACCTCCAGCAGCGCGGCCATGACCTGACCGAGCTTCTCGCGGTTCGTGGTTGACAGGATGCGCCCCGCCTTGATGCCCCGAGTCTCGGCCCGCAGACTTGCGAGCTCCTCGGAGCGGGACACGAGGGACTTCACATCGCCGAGCACGCGGTCGATGTTGTCCGCGAAGGTGAGCCGACCAAGCGCGGCCACCGTAGAAGTGTCGGGATCGGAGCCCTTGTAGGACTCCGCGAGGGCGATCATCGCGGCCGGGTCCTCGACCCCGGCCGCCTCCAGGTGCTCCTGGAAGTCAGCGCTCTTGATGGAGTAGGCGGCGAAGGTGGACGGATGGGCCGGGATCGGGGTGCCGCTCAGCTCGACCCACGGCCAGCGGTCAATCCGCCCGGTCTTGCGATCCATCTCGATCAGGTGCGGCATGGCCCCGGAGCTCTGGCCCATCCGGCCGGACTCCACGAGCTCTTGCATCGCCTCCAGGTACTTGCTGCCCCGATCGAGCTGGGTCCGGGTCCAGATGCCCATATCCGTCAGCTCATAGTCCACTACGCGGCCCTGCGGCGCGGCCTTGGTGCCGTCATTCAGGCCGTGGTCGTACATGAATGGGCGGGCGCCCTTGGGGTAGAGGTCCAGGCAAAAGTCGGTCCCCTCCCAGAAGAACGACCCCTTCAGGTCGCGGCCTCCCAGCGGTCCACCGAACGGCAGGCCGAGGCCCTCGATGATGTCGTCGTGTCCGTCCGCGAACTTGACCGATGGGATCATGGCGTCCTCCAGATGGCGGTCACTATACCGCGCCGCGTCTATGTCAAGCGCATTACGGGAACAGGAGGGCGAGCACCAGCTCGTCATCATTCATCATGCCCGCCGCGGAGAGGGAGCCGAGCGGGGAGCTGAGCGCCGCCCGACCGGCGATGGCCGGCGAGTTCGGTGGCGGGAAGGCGAAGACCTTGGTGGGGTCCAGGATCACCCGGCCGGAGCGGCGGCGGCGGACCCGAAGCCCTCCTGTCACCGTCGCGGTCAGCGCCACGGCTCCGCGCGGCGAGGTGATCGCAGCTGCTCCGACGATCGCCCCAGGCGGGGTGTAGACCCCGGTCAGCTCCAGGCTCCCGGCCGGGCTCTCGATCGCCAGCCCCGCCGCGAACTCCTCGGCCGCGGATGCTGCGAGCTCGCCTGGAGGAGAGGTCACGGCTGCGTCGCCGGCAATGGCGAGCGGCGTATAGGTGCCGGCCAGGGCGGGCGCACCGGCCGGCCCCGCCTCTGCGAGTGATCCGGCGAACTCGAGCCCTCCTGTGGCGGCGAGTGAGCCGGCAGGGGATGCCGGGACCAGCGATCCGGTGATCGCCTGCGGCGTGTAGGTGCCGGTCAGGGCGAGGGAGCCGGTCGGGCTGGTGATCGCCACCGTTGCGGCGAAGGCCTGGGCTCCTGTCGCTGCGAGGGAGCCGGTCGGAGAGGCCTCGGCCGCGGTTCCCGAGAAGGTCTCAGCCGCCGTTGCCGCTAGGCTGCCAGCGGGGCTCGCCTCCGCGACCGTCGCGGCGAAGGTTTCAGCTGCCGTGCTGGCGAGGGCCCCGGCCGGGGAGGTAATGGCGACCGTACCCCCGAAGGTTGCCCCGGCTCCGCCGAGGCTGCCAGCCGGCGAAGTGATCGCAGCCGTGCCCGAGAAGGTCTCCACCCCGGTCCCGGCGAGAACTCCGGTCGGCGAGGCGATCGCCGCCGTCGCGCTGAAGGTCTCCGCTCCGGTCGCAGCCAAGGCTCCAGCTGGCGAGGTGACGGCCGCCGTGGCGGAGAAGGTCTCAGCGGCGGTGGCCGCCAAGGCGCCGGCCGGGCTGGTGAGCGCGACATCGCCGGTCGTGTTCAGCGCATCCGTGACCAGGATGTAGCCCGCGATGCGGTCCTGCGAGGTCACGGTGACGTCATAGGATTGCGTGCTCGGCGTGGTGGTCTGGACCTTCTGCTGAGTTGCGATCCGCACGCCAGCTGTGGTGGTCCCGATGGTCGCGGTCTGCTGGGCGGCCCAGGTGCCGTTGGTCGTATCCGAGTCGCCGGTCACGGCCGCGGTGTTCTCGCTGAAGTAGCCGGCGATGACTCCATCACCGACCGGCACCGAGGCGGTCGTGACCTGCGCATTGGCGGCGGTCGCGCCCGCGATGGTGCCGCCCGAGACATACAGGGGCGTGTGGCCCGCCGAGGGGATGACCTCGTACCACGTCCAGGCCTTCGCGACCGGCGAGACCCCGGTCTTCCAGGTCATCGTCCCGGCATCGGTGGTCAGCAGCGCGACATTGATCCGGGCGGTGTAGATCGCCATTTCGATGCCGGCGCTGGCCGCGCCGTTGTCGTAGAGGGCATTCTGCCGCAGGGTCCAGATGTTGCCCTTGGCATCGGTCCAGGAGTCTGGCGCGATGAGGGTGCTGCCCGCCGACCCCTCGTTATCGAGGGCGATGCAGAGCACGCCGAGCGACCCCACCGCGAGAGTCGCGGAGCGCCCGCCGGGAACGAGGGTCGTGGCACCCGTGTTGTGGGTGCCCGTCCCTCGGCTGGTGATCGTCAGGGCCACGGGAGGTCACTCCCTCCGGGGCGTTAGCCCTTGTTGAAGGTATAGGTGTGCGACGAGATCGAGACGGCGGCGCCCGACTGAATCGCGGTGCTGTTGAGGTTGAGGTCGCAGCCCGAGGTTCCGACGCTGCCATCGAATACGGCGGTCGTGCCATCTGACTTCAGCGCCCGGAACCACGCGGCGGTGCCGGTCGCGTCGGCCGAGGAGTCGGCGGTCATGGCGGAGAAGGTGACGACTCCACCCGACGCGGCGCCCGAGGCCGGGTTGGCATAGCGCAGCTCGGCCAGAAGGGTCTGCCCGGAGAGCGCCGTGTCGGCGCCAGCCGGCTGCGAGCCGGTGTAGATGCGGAGGTATCCGTTGTCGAGCGCGTCGCTGATGGCATCGGCGGCCGCGTTCGCCGCGGCGTTGCCGAACTTCGGGTTCAGGGCCACGGTTAGGTCTCCTTCTCTGACGGTAGGTCGTCCACGCGGATCATAAGCCCTCGCTCATCCCGGATGACGACGTGCTGGCGCGGCGCGTTGAGGGTCTGGACGGCATCCTTCAGCTGCGAGCTCAGGATCGCATGGTTCGCCTCGACATCCTCCAGGGCGTCAGCCCACGGCTGACTGTCGATCTTCACTTCGGGCGCCGGGAGTGACACGGCCGGGGGGATCAGGGTCCAGCCATCATTGCCGGTCAGCGGGATCGGCGCGCTCTTGTGACCGTTCCCGTTGCCGAGGCTCGCCAGCTGCGGAGCTGGAAAGACCGGTGCGAAGGCCCGCTGGCAGTTGGGATGACCCAGCGGCTCGCGGTCAGCTCGATCGAGGGTCCAGGTCGCGCCATGCGCATCCGAGCACTCCTGATCGCCGTCGCCATCGAACACCGTCACGAACTGCACCACCCCTGAATCCCGGTAGGCGCCGGTCGAGCTGAGGTTGTAGGCCGTCCCGAGCTCGGTCCGGGCGATCAGCTCAGCGCGTGCCTCGGAGGAGCCGGCGAGGTCGGACCAGCCCGCCATCGCCGGGCGCAGCCCGAGGAAGCCATCCTCAGGCACGCCGTCAAGCAGCTGCGCCTGGGTGTAGCCCGCCGCCTGCGCCTTGCTCACCAGCTCGGCGAGCTCCCGGCGCGTCTCATCCACGATGCCCGTCACCCGCGAGCCGAGGACGCCCGTCAGGTCAGTGGTCTGGGTCGGCAGCTCGAGTCCGGTCTCCGCCTGGAACTGTTGGTAGACCTCCTCGCCAACCTGCCCATAGGCCTTCACGAGGATGTCATGCAGCGCCCGGCTCTCCTGCTCCCAATCTATCGCGGCGTCCCAATCCGCCTTGCCCGCGCCGGCCGCGGTGATCCGCTCCCGCAGCTGCGAGAAGAAGTCGGCCAGCTCCGAGGCCAGCCGCTTGCCGACGAGCTTCTGGAGGCGGTCCTTCAGCGGATTGACTCCGGCCTTCAGGCCGGCCAGCGAGGCGAGTCCGGAGCCAAGCGAGCTCGGCCCGAACTGTCGCTGGGTGACGACCGGCTGAGTAGTCACCACGCCGACCGGGGAGGCCACGAGATTCCAGGAGCGGAGGTAGACCTCATCGCCCTGCTCGACCTGGAAGCCGACCAGCCGCTTGCCGGCCGCCACGCTCAGCCAGCCGTGCGATACCGCGAGGTCCACCCGCTTGACCAGCGCATCAGCATCATCGGCCAGCACCCTAACCTTCGAGACATCGAAGGCGACATCGAGCTTCTCCAGCTGCGCGGTGGTGTGGAAGTCGGGGAGGAGTTGAACCTCCAGCTCGGCCGAGGTGTCACGCTGCATGGGGATGCAGCACTCCTCATAGGCCGCCTGCCGGGCCTCGGCGAAGTTGGCGAAGGTCGAGCGGTCCAGGCCGGCGCCCAGCCCGGCTACGATGGCCGCCACGCCATAGACGCCGCTGATCCGCTCCTCCGGGATGCGCCGCAGGTCTCGCAGGTTCATCTTGTCGGGCGAGAAGCCGACGATCGTCACATCAGCCGGCGCGGTCAGGGTCATGGTCCGGCCCCGGTTCTGGCCGGTGAAGCGCTCGTCCACGACACGCTCGATCTCAACCGCATCCACCTGGGTATCGGGCGTCTTCGGCGCCACGATCAGGCCCGGCACGCCGAGGTTGCGGAGGATCGCCGCCGTATAGCGGGCGGCCTCGTTGTCCGTGTATATCTCCCTAAGCAGGGAGTAGAGGCGCGAGCGCCCGAGCCGGTAGTTGTCGGGGTCGATCCCCTCCCGGAAGTGGACGATGTCGTCGACCGGGACGATCTCCTTCGGGGCGTTGGGATCAGGCCGGTACTCGTAGTGGCTGAGGTAGGCGGAGCCGTCCTTGGGCCAGATCGGCTTCAGCCAGGGGTTCGGAATCCACCACAGCTCGACCGGGACGCCGTTCTCGTTCCTGATCTTCCGCCAATAGGCGTTGCCGGTCGCCAGCTTGGAGAGGATGGTCATGAGCCAAAGCAGCTGGCCGGAGTAGTAGGGGTTCGGCTTCTCGATCAGCCGCACCATCGGATGCAGCGGGATCGCGGTCAGCTCCTCGCCGTCAACCTGGAGCACCTCGATCGGCGCCTCCGGGAAGTTGCGGGCGATCCACCCGATCACCGCCTCCACCGCGGAGTTGCTACGCGGGTCGCCAACCTCCCGATCGAGGACCAGCGCGCCACCCTTCTCCCACGAGCCGAGCCACCGCAGTACCGGGCGCCCGACCAGCCGGAGAGCAGCCGCCTTCAGGCCTTCAAGCATCAGCGCGCTCCGAGCCGCGGCTGCGGGCGGGTCAGCAGCTCGAAGGCGCCGGCCGCCGCGTCCGGCTGATCGTCATGCGCGCCATCCGGGAAGGACTCGAACTCGTCCAGGGCGGCGGTATTCCAAGTGCCACGTGCGAACCACACGTTGCCATAGCGTGATCCGGGGAGAGCCTCGGCCTGAGAGGCGAGTGGTGCGATGCGCATCTCCTTTGAGCCGGAGGTCTTGATAGCCTTGACGACGTAGCCGGGGAGCACCTGCCGCTTGTAGTAGTCGAGCATAGCCGCCCCGGATGAGCCGGGCTCCTGCTCAATGGCGATCGGCACCGCCTTGCCATCCTCCTCCGCCGTTCGGCGGATCAGCTGCTCGACCACTCGCGGGGTTGCTCGCGCCCGGCGCATATCGAGGATGCCATAGCTCGCGTCCTCACCGCGGGCCATCTTACAGCCCGCCGTATAGTCCGGATCGTTGGTGCCGGTATCGGCGGTGGCGGCGAGGTCCCAATATCTCCAGGTCTCGACCAGCACTGGCCACTCGGCCGGCTCCAGGATGGGGATGGCGGTCCGGTTGAACCACGAGCCGCCGGCCCGCACGTCCCAATCGCCACTCATCAGCTGCGCGCGGGTGATCGGATCGAGCTCGGCGAGGCTTTCGAGGTAGGCCTCCTGGTCGAGGTATGGATTGTCGGCCAGCCGGGCCGGGATGAAGATGCGGCCGTGCTCCGGGCCCTCGATCAGGAAGCGCTGCTTGACCCACTCGTGCCCCTTGCCACCGGGGTTAGAGGCCGAGCGCATCCGGATCGGAACCTGAGCGCCTTCCAGGCGCCTCAGCCGAGAGAAGAGGTAGCGGTAGTCCGCCTCCTCGAAGTGGGTCAGCTCATCGAAGCCGATGAACTGGAACTCCGAGGATTGGTATCGGGCCCGGTCGCGCTCGCCGTGCTCCAGGTAGCCGAAGGTCAGCGTCGCCCCGGACGGGAAGATGAACTGCGTATCCTGCGCCGCCCATCGGGCCGGGCTCTCCAGCAGCCAATCGAAGGCGCGGTCGAGCAGCCCTCCAGGGAGGCGGAGCTCGCGGTAGGTCTTGCGGAGGAGGAGCGCGCTATACCCCGGCGCGTCAACCCATTGGAGGGCGGCCTGGAGGAGGGCATCGGACTTCCCGCCGCCGGCCGCTCCGCCATAGAACGCCTCACGGCAGGAGAGCCACAGGAAGGCCTGTTGCTTAGGGGTTGGCTCGTGAGGGCTGAATGTCGTCAGCTTCGGCGTCAGCAGCCGGCTCAGCTGTGCTCCGGCCTCCGCCGATAGCGCCGGCAGCTTGGAGGATGTCGAGGACTTCGGCGGCTCGGTCAGCATCGGTCATCATGTTGACAGACATCATCGGTCCGCCACCAGCCCCGGTGAGCTCCAGCCGTTGATCCGGCAGGCCGCGCGATACGCGCTCGAGTTGGGCCAGCGCCGCGAAGGAGCGCGCCGTCTTGGCGATCACCTCGGCCATTTCGTCCGGGGCGAGCATATCGAAGCGGCGCCGCAGGAGCGCCATCTGCTCGGGATCGCGCATCAGCTCGGCGAAGCGCTGAGCCGGCCACATCTGGACCTGCATCAGGAGTCGAGCCTGTTGCGCATGGCGCTTGGCGGCCTCCTCGGCCTCGGCCTGGAGGGCGAGCCGCCTGATCCGATCCTGCGCCGCGTCCCATGCTGACGCCCGTTCGACCCAGCTCCATTTCGCGCTCCACTCTCCCAGCCATGTACGGGTCTTGTCGAGCAGCTGACCGGCAGCCGCCAGCGATCGCGCGCCGGGTGGCAGGTCGCGGTAGACCGTGAAGGCTTGGTAGGCCTTGTCACTCTCGCCGGGCCAGCGCGCGCCGGGCTCGGGAGCCTCCTGGAGGGGCTGAGGCCGCTCCGGTGGCGCGCTCGGGTGTCGGATGATCTCTCCGCCCGGCTCGGTCATATCGAGGCTCCCTCGAAGTCAAACAACGGCACGGTCCGGAGCCGCCACTTCTGCTCGCGCTTCTGCTCGACTCGGATGGCGCCCTTCGGATCGCGACCCTCGACGAGAGCGAGCAGCGCAGTTCCCATCAGCTCGTCGTAGAGTGGGTCGACCAGGCTGGTCAGGGTGGATACCCGGCACCAGCGCCGCACGAGCTGATGCGCCAGCTCGAACAGCGGATGGCCGACGTGCAGCGGCGGGATCGGCTCGAACATGACCGCTCGGCTCCGGCGATGGGCGTACTCGACTGACCGATCCTCTCGACCGCGGAGGCGTCGGCGCTCCCGCACTCGGGCCCGCTCCTTCACCCGATACTCAGGGTGAGCCGCCCGCCACGCTCGGAAGTAAGCCGCGTCAGCCATTCGGGCGCAGCGGCCAATACCGCGTTCGGTTGCGAGGGAGGGTCCGGATGGTCGGGGTGTAGACATTCTCCTCGTCCGGCTCGCCCCATTCGACCGAGACATAGAAGTCTGGATGCGCGTCCTTCACCAGCTGCACCAGGACCTCCTCGGTGATCTCGATGAGGCGACCGGAGCGGCTGATCTTCTGGCGCCGATCTGACCAGGGGTGCTCCCGGAAGAACCGGCGCTGGACCTCGGCTGAGAGGTCCGCCAGGTCGGCGGGATCGAAGCGGCCGTCCATCAGACCTTCACCAGCTCGGGGTGGCACACGAAGCAGCCCTCCGCGCCCTCATGCTTGCCATCGTGTCGCACCAGCGCCGCCTCTCCCTTCTTCGGCTTGTCCAGGCCGACCATGATGCGCTCCTCCTCAGTCATCGGTCTACCGTAGACCTCCTGCGGGAGCCGGACGCAGCGATCGAGGAAGTGCAGCGCCAGCCCCTCGCGGCGGAGGTAGCCGCGGATCGCCTCGGCCAGCTGATCGGTGGTGCAGACGAGGCCGAGCTCGATCCGGACCTCATCGGCCAGCTCGCGCAGACTAGCCACGCCGCTTCCTCGCCCATTCCCGGCTCCGGCGCCGATGCTCGACCCGCGCCAGCTGCTCGCCCTGGAGGCCGAGCTCGTAGCGGGAGGGATCACGCCAGCGGCGGTGCAACCTCAGCCAGCATTCATCAGCCACGATCGCGGCCAGCTCGGGCGGGAGGGCCCGGAAATAGCGCGGCACTCCCAGCAGCGGCCGGCTCACCGGCTCGCGCCTCTCCGCAGGAGCCGCTCAGCCGAGTCCTTCGCCTCGGCGAGGCTCTCGCGCGATCCGCCGAAGCTCTCGGCCGGGATCGGAGCGCGGAAATCCTGCTTGCGCGGCTTCCAGCCCTTGAAGGTGACGCCCCACCAATACAGCCCGCGGAAATCCTTGCGGATGGTGGCTACCGCCCCGCGTCCCTCGCGCAGCAGGGAACCGTGACCGCGCCATAGGTGCCCCTCGTCATTGCTGTCAGCTGACCAGCCGATCTCCGGCTCGCCGGGCTGTCGGATCGTCCGTCTACCCATCCCATGCCTCCTCAGGCTACCGCTACCTTCTCCGCCTCCGTGCAGAGCTCCAGGAGGCGGTCCGCCGGGTGATCCCCCAGGACTCGCTTGACGAGCTGGCCCTCCTCGCCGGTAAACGTCAGGCTGACCCGATGGATACCCCGGTCCACAAGGATAGCAACGCGCTCCTCCTCGGTGCGAGCTTCGGCGAGGCGCGCCTCCGCGATGCGCTGGCGATCGGCCGCGGCGGCGGTGATCCCGCGCAGGTTGCCCTCGGCGTCCTCGCCCTGCCGATCCTCGGATGCATGGGTAGCACCCTCCGGTACCCAGGCCCCGCTGAACTCCTCGCCGGCCAGCGCCTCGGGCGCGGGCATATCGTCCAGGAGCCGCTGCATTTCGGTATCCGAGAGCTTCAGGGAGTCGGCCGCCCAATCGAGGGCGCCGAGCTCGCGCAGGTCACGCAGCAGGGAGGCGGTCAGCTCGACATCCTCGGTGCCGCGGGCCCGGTTGTGGCGGAGGGTGGCGATCCGCATCTGCTCCAGCGTCATATCCACGAACACCACCGGAATCTCCGAGTCCCCGGTCGGGCCCTCCAGCAGGGCGAATCGCTTCGCCCGCGCCTCCGCGATGTTGCCGGGCGTGGGATCGAGGCCGGCCGCCTTCAGCGCATGGGTCACGATCGCCGCGGTCCAGCGATGCTCGCCGTCCACGAACTCGCGGGTCTCCTGCTGCACCACGATCGGCTGCGTGAAGCCATCCTCGGTGACGCTCAGGACCAGCAGCTCGAACTCGTGATCCGACTGTCGGTTCGGGTTGTAGCTGTTGGGCTTGATGCTGCGGAGCGGGACATACTCGACCACCAGCCGCTCCAGGGCGCGACCCTTCTTCTCGACCGCCGCCCGGCCCTTCTGCTTCGCCATCTAGCGGCCCTCTCTCTCGGCTGAGGAGCGCGTTGCGCGGAGCGTATCGAGGGTCTTGGTACGCTCCTGGTCCCGGACCAGCCTGAGCAGCTTCTCCATCAGCCGGGCTCGACTGATCGAGTCGGCGACCAGCTCCTTCCGCAGACTCGCGATTGTGTCCTTTGATCGGTACATCCATGCCTCCTTCACCATGTAGGTTTGCCTCCCCACGTCCCGGAGCCCGGCCGAAAGAACTCGGGCTCGACGTACTTCAGGATGTCGAGCTTCAGCTTGAACGGGTCGCCGTTATACATGATCTCGGTCAGCTTCTTCCAGCTCACGATCTTGCCCGATCCGCAGGGAGCGCACCCCTCGGACTCGGGGATCGGGGTGGTCGAGTGGCCGGCGTGTCGGCTGATGTAGGCCTGCTTGACGTAGCGTGCGCGGTCCGCGATCCAACCGGGCGCCTCGTCAATGCAGAGGCGTTGATAGGCCTGCTCCCAGGTCTCGCCGTAATGGCGGGTCGGCATGACCGCCCGCTTGCCGAACTGCGCCACGGTCCGCACTCCAGGGAGGCGCGCCGCGACCCGATCGAACCACTCCGGCCACGCCTGGGCGGCCAGATGCAGGTAGTTGGCGCCGGCCGGACTCATGGTCGGCGGCGCGATCCTCAGCTGAGCGCGCGGGACGCCGAGCTTCGCCATCACATCGTAGGCGTGGTTGTAATCCCAGCCGAACCGCTGGTGGGCCAGCCATACGTCGCCGTCCAGCCAATCGTAGATGGGGCGGACGTGCCATTGCCCCTCGATCGGGTACTTGATGATGTAGCCCTGCGAGGCGTGGATGCCCATCAGCCGGCGCTGCGACTCCTGCCCGCGCAGGCCAATGACGATCATCAGCTTCTTGCCCTCCGGGGGCGGGAAGCGGGAGGGGTGAGTGAGGCGCTGAATGTTCAGGTCCGGAATCCACTCGGCCATGGCGGGCGGTTGGCGGACCCATTGCTCGGGCGGGATGGTCTGATCGAACACCCAGAAGTACGGCAGCTCGCGGTTGAACAGGTTGATGATCGGCTGGCCGGCGATCAGCCAATGCATCTTGACCTCAGGCCGGGCGGCGACCCGCTCGGCGTACTCGTATGTGCCGGGGAACATGACCTCCTCATCCCGGATTACGACCTCGACCGGGAGCCGGTCCTCGAGTTGGGCCGCCATGATCGAGAGCTCCAGGCATACCCCCGAATCCTTGCCGGCCGAGAAGCTGACGATCACCCGATGCCCCTCGCGGTAGACCGCGCGCATCCGCTCGATCGCCGCGTCGAACACGTTGATGTCAAGCTTCTTCCTCACGCCTCATCCTCCGGCACGCAGATGCAGCCGCACAGGACATCAGAGCAGGGCGGGTCATGCTCCGTCACCGCCGGGCCCTCGTCCCGATCACCAGCCAATACGGCTGTCGGCCGAGGAAAGCCTGGAGGCGAGTCCCGCCCCACGGCTCGATCCGCATTCGATCCCACTCGGTCATGGGGAGGAGGCGCCGCAGCTCGGCGAGGGTCAGCACCCGCGCCGGGCGCTCCAGGCGGATGCCACGCAGGGCGTAGCTGTCAGCCGGAGGCGGGCGACGGTAGATGACGGCTATGAAGCGGCCGCCCGGTCGCAGGGCGGAGGCGATGCCCTGGACCGCACCGGCAACGGAGTCGGCGTAGGCGAGGCTCCAGAGCGCCACGATCCGATCGAACTGCCCCGAGACATCGGCGCGCATCTGGAGGCCCCGCCACGAGCCCCTCAGCAGGCGGTAGGCCGGATGCTTCTGCCGTGAACGGAGCAGCATCCCCGGCGCCGGGTCAATGCCGGTGTACTGAGCTGGCCGAATCTCCGGGATCAGGTCGAGCAGAAAGCCCGTCCCGGAGCCGACGTCCAGGATGCGGTCGCCGTCAAGCAGCCCGGCGTAGAGGAGTTCCGAGCGGAGGGCGGCATTCTCCAGCCGGTGCCGCGGCTTCTGGTAGCTCGCGTCATAGAACGGCGCGATCTCGGAGTATGCGTCGGCCGCTGTCATCACCCGTCCCATCGCTCCACCCTCAGCTCGACCTCATCCCGCTTGGCCGGACACTCGTAGGCGTGCTGGAGCTCGATGATAACCGCCGTGCTGTCATCAGTCATGACGCCGGCCGCAACAATCCCATCCAGGAGGGGCTTCAGCTGCGCCATGAGGTTGTCCCAATCGCGCCGGTTGCCCTTCCGGTAGCGGTAGGTCGCCGTGATCCGGACCGCGGTCCAGGGCAGCCCCTCCGCGAGGCGCCGCACCCCGACCGCCATCCCCCACGCCGCCTGTTTCCAATTGGCGCGGCTGGCCGCCTGAGCCCGCCAATGCATCCGCTTCAGCTCATTGAGGCCTGGAGGGTGGCCGGGGATGGCGATGGTGAGGGAGCCCGAGCGGGCGCCGATAGGTCGGTGGGATGACACCGCCGGCCCTTCTTGTATCCCGCTTCCAGGCCGAGCTCGGCTCGGGCTCCTGTCCAGCATCCTAGCATCCTCATCTTCACCTTCGGGGGGAGGGACTTACAGGGAGGGGGGAATCTCTCGTAGGCTCTTAGTCTAGTAGTAGGGGGGTCGGCAGATTGTGGATAAGTGCCCTCTTTCACGCTCGCGGCGTGCTCAGCTCAGATTGTGGATAAGTCGCCCGATGGTGTGGATACCCTGTGGGAATCCAGGTACTCCCTCAGCCGAGGGCGATGCCCGGTAGCCCAGCCGTCCAGGTGATGGTGCCAGCACAGGGTAACGAGGTGGCCCTCGTCTGAGGGAGCCCGGTAGCGGTGTCGCCTAGAGCTCCCTCGCTTCAGGATCGCGGCGCCGATCTTCAGGACATCCCGGACGTGATCGAGGGTCAGCACCGAGAGGTCCATCATGTCGGCGATGATGACCGCCCGCTCGCCCCACTTCCCGGCGCACGCATCCTCCGCTCCCAGCTGAGGGGCTACGCAGCGGAAGCCGTCCAGGGCGAAGACGCGCATCCTCAGCTCTGGGCTGACGAGATCGCGCCCGGCGGTCACTTGCTGTCCTCCCCGGCGAGGCGGGCGTACTCGTCGGCGACATCCTCTGCGATGGGCGATGCGAAACCGATCACCCTTCCGTCACTGTTCACGATGGGTAGGCGTGTTGCTTTCAGCGCCCGCGCCAGCCGCTCCTCGTCCAGCGCAGTCCCGGCAGCCGCCTCGGCCTCGCCATGCGCCAACGGATCAGGGCAGGTTTGCAGCGCCCACAGCCCTTCCAACGATTCCAGCAGGTTCAGGACGGTACGGACCTGAC